TGCCGTGCTGAACTGGGCGCGGATGATATGGCCTGCTGTCCAAAAAATCATTAACTGGGTATTCCAGTTCATTAAGTTTGTTTGGGCTGCTATCGGGCCGTTCATCATGGCCGCGCTCAATGTCATAATCGGCATCATTAAGGGCGGCTTCAAAATCATTATGGCTATCGTGGGCTTCGTTTGGTCTACGATCAAGAGCATAATTGAAATCGCCTGGTCTATCATTTCCGGCATCATTACGACCGCGCTGGGGATTTTCACGGGCGATTGGGAAATGGCCTGGGAAGGTGTCAAGTCGATTTTCGAAGGCATCTGGAATGGTATAAAGGACTTTATTTCCGGCATCGGTCAATTCTTCTACGACAGCGGTAAAGCCATAATCGAAACGCTGGTAGACGGCATAAAGTCGGTAGCGGAAGCCCCAGTAAAAGCGTTTAAGAACATCTTCGGGAAAGTCCGGGACCTGCTGCCCTTTTCTGACGCGAAGAAGGGGCCGCTTTCCGAACTGACGTACAGCGGCGGCGCGATTATGACGACCCTTTCGGCGGGCGTCAATAAGAAGGCCGGGGTATTCCAGGACGCTGTAAACGGGGCGTTTTCGCAGGCGGCCCTGGGCATGACCGTGACCGCGCCAGCCTTCCAAAATGCGGCCCCTGCGGCGTCGTTCATCGAACCCCAGGCGAACATATCCCCGAACCAGGTAAGCGTCGCTGCGGCCCCGTCTGCGGCGTCTGGCGCGCCGTCTATCACTATCGGCAGTCTGGTCGAGAAGATCGAACTGTATGCCGACAAGGACACGGACGCCGACAGCCTGGTAGACCAGCTGATCGACAAGCTGCACCAGCGGGCGAAAGAAGTAGTCGGCATCCTTTCGGCGGCTGACAAGGGGGCGCTGATATGATTCCTGGGGTAAAATTTGAAATCACGCTGAAGGACAATACAACCGGGCAAAGCGTGACCGTTCCCGTTCTGCCGATAAACGGCGCACTGTCGTACGTTGACGGGGACCAGCAGCCGATAAGCGTAAACATCCTGGACCTGGGGACCGTCGAGATTCCCGCAGGCGTCGCCCTGGACAGCTGCGGCTGGGATAGTCTTTTCCCGGCCCAGCACGACCCCAGCTACTGCGCGGTCGGCCCCGGCCAGCTGCGGAAGCCCGTGGAATACCGGAACATGTTCAGCGCCTGGAAAGATGCCGGAACCAGCCTGCAGCTGATATGTCCGGCGGCAAACCTGAATAAAACGGTATATCTCAAGTCGTTTTCCTGGACGGCGCGCGGCGCGGAAGGCGACCTTTACTATTCGGTCCTGTTTACCGAATACCGGAAGCTGGCCCCGAAGAAAGTAGCCATAGGGGGTACGCTACGGTCCGGCCCGACGCCTGCCGACAGGCCGCCTATGCCCGCGACCCCGAAGCCGCAAACCTATACGGTGCAAAGTGGCGATACGCTTAGTTTGATCGGCAAAAAACTGGGCATAAACTGGAAAACGATTTACGAAAACAATAAGGCCGTTATCGGGGCGAATCCGAACGTCATTATACCGGGCCAGGTGCTTAAAATATGACGCTGCAGCTAATTATCAATAAGCAGGACGTGGCGCCGCTATTGTCGGCCCCGCCGCGAATCTCGGACGACATTGACGCGGTATGCCGTACGCTGGAATTCCAGCTACAGGCGGCGGAAGGCCTGGATAACTACCTGGGGCAGCAGGTGGAACTGTACGTGAACGGCAGGCGGGAATTCTTCGGCTTCCTGGAAGTGCGCAGTTGGGATTCAAACGGGACCGTTACCTACAAGGTGTTCGACCCGCTGTATTTTTTAGCGAAAAACCCGGACGACTACTATTTTCCCGACGGCCTGACGGCCAGCCAGCGGGCCGAAACTGTGCTGAAAAACGTAGGCGTAGCGCGGGGCAAGATCGCGCCGACCGGCGTAGTCTTGCCCGCGTCCTTTTACAAGGGCGCAGCTGGCGACCAGGTGATTATCGACAGCCTGGTAAAGACGGTAAAGGCTGGCGGGAAGAAGTTCTGGCTGCGCTTCGACCCGTCGGTAGAATCCTTCGGCGCTACGATTTTCGAACGGAAGCTGCCCGCTGAAGCCTGGGCCTTCCAGCGCGGCGTGAACCTGATTAGCGCGACGTACGAAGAAAGCCTGGAAGACCATTACAACGTCGTCGTGCTGGTAAACCGGGAGACGGGAAAAGCCGTAGTGAAGTACGACCCGCAGGCTATAAAGGACTTCGGCGCGCGTACGTACTTCGAAGAAGTGGATAAGGACCACGCGAACACGATGGACCGCAACGCGCTGGAACTGCTCAAGACCGGCAAGCAGGTAAAAACGAATATCAGCATTGAAGGCGTAAACGACGACCTGGTTATGCCCATCTTTTTCGTGGGCGACGTTATCTACGTGGAGGATGACATGACCCAGGCAATGGGTGCGTATTACATCCGCCGCGTGGAACACACCATACACAGCAGCCGCCGGATTACGCTGGTTATGGACGTGGAACTTACGCCGGACGTACCTGCCGTGATTTTCGAAGACGCTGAACGAGATGCACGGGAGCGGAACAAGAAAAAGGCAAAGAAAAACAAGCCTACGAAGACCGGGGCTGGCGTAAGCGAAAACGCCGCCTACAGCGAAGAAATGCAGAAGCTGATCGAGAAATACGGCCTGGAATCGAAATAACGGGGGTGGGGTGATTGTCAAACAGTCGAGCAACCGACAAGACCGTAGCGCTGCTGCAGCTATTGGGCGGCCTGGGCAGCGGGAAATCCCCGGCCAGCCTGTATATCGTCACCGTGCGGACAGCCGAGCCTGACCCCGTTACGTTTGTCATGGAAGGCACAAAGAAGGCCCTGGGGCCGGATATTTTCGAAATCCCTGTAGACTGTTACCCGCTGCGCGAAGGCGACCGGCTGCTGGCCTTCCCGCTGGCTGGCGGGCAGCGCTGGGCCGTCCTAACGAAGCTTAACGGCGGCGTGGTCATGGCGACCATGACCGGGCCTACCAGTCTAAAGCCGGACGGTATGACGGTCGAATATGGCGCATCCCGGCTGATTTTTCCGCCGTACTTCCCGGAGGATGCCGACGAAAATGCGCCGCTGAAAGCGGGCGACCGGGTAAGCATTGCGCCGACCTGGGACGGCGACCAGGTGAAGTATGTCATTCTGAACCGGTACTGAGGGGGCGGGAACGTGGCAACCGACAACCGAAAAACGCCTGTATTCGATTGGGAAGCCGGGGAATTCGTAACCGACATCCAAGGGCGGGTACGAACGGCAACGGGCGCGCCCGCCGTCGAGCAGATCATATTAAAGGCCCAGCAGACCGTACGCGGGGCCTTTTTGATTTACGCTGCCGACCCGGAAATGCCGGGCAGCCCGCACCATGCCTACGGCAGCGACGTAGACAATATCCGCATTTCTGACCTGCCCGACGGCGCGAAGCTGTCGGAAATGGAACGGGCTGTAGCCGAAGCGCTGCGGTACGACCCCTGGATTACCGGGGTACGGGACGTTACCGTACAGCGAGTGGGAACCGATGCCGCCGAAATTACGGCGACCGTCGATCATATCTTCGGTTCGGATTCTGTTACTGTTACGGTTACAGTTTGAAGGGAGGGGATGGCATAATGGCGCGCAATAACTTCCAGCCGGTCTTTGAGGAAACCGAAACAGCGATACGTGACAGGATGATCGCCGACGTGGAAGCCGCCGGGTGGCGGGCCGAGCAGGGCGACTTCATGTATGACGCTATCGCGCCTTCTGCGGCAGAAATCAAACAGCTACAGATCAACCAGGACCGGATTCTGGCTAGTCGCTTCGCAAAGTACGCGGAAGGCCCGGACCTGGACGACTGCCTGTATGACATCGGCCTGGAACGGCTACCCGCGACCCCGAACAAGCGGGCACTGCTGATAACCGCCGACGCCGGGGTAGTCATTAACGCCGGGCAGGTGCTGTATTCGGTCGTCCTGGATAACCAGGGCCAGCCGCTGCAATATACCGTAGATTCGACGGTATCCTGGGCGACCAGCGGAGCGCAGACGGTGAATATAACCTGCATGACGCCGGGGACTATCGGAAACCTGGCGACCGGCAGCCAGTTCATTCTGCTGCCGCCGGTGCCCGGCGTCCGCACTATCGTAGACCAGGGCACGACCGTCGTAGCCCGCGATGTGGAGACGGACGAAGAAGCCTGGCAGCGGTACGACTTCAAAGTAACCCACCCGGACACGGGCGGGAACAAAAACGACCTGGTACGCTGGGCGCAGGAAGTCGAAGGCGTAGGCAAAGCGAAGTGCATACCCCGCTGGAACGGCGTAAATACGTCGAAAATCCTGCTGGTGGGGAATGACTACGCCCCGGCTTCGCCGACCGTCGTAGCCGACACCCAGGCCTACATGGACCCCGGCGCGGCTGGCCTGGGCGAAGGAAAGGTGCCAATGGGCAACGCTTGCACCGTCGCAGCTGCGGAAGCGTTGGAAATCGACATTGAAGTAACCGGCGTCCAGTACACGACCGGGGCAGACCCGTCTGCCGTTAAAACGGAATTCGAATCCGCTGTACGCGACTACATGAAAAGCCTGGTATTTGTCCTGGACGAAACGACGAAAGACCCGCTGCCGGTCGTCTATAACCGAATCCTGGCGCTGCTGACGTTCACGCCTGGGGTAAGCAGTTTTACCAACATTACGGTTAACGGCGGTACGTCGGACATTCCCGTAGGGGACGAAGAAGTAGCGGTCCTGGGGACGGTGACAATGTAATGACGCAACGGCTGGAACGGATGCTGTCGCAGGCCCCGGATTACTACGAAACCAGCGCCATTTACCGCAAAATCCAGGCGGCCCAGTCGAACGAGTACGACAGCCTGGAAGCCAAAAACGCGGACCTGAAAGCGCAGCTGCGGATTCGGACGGCGACCTGGGGGCTGCGGTTTTACGAAGAAGCGCTGCATATCCCGGTTATTCCGACCGACAGCTACGAAGTGCGGCGGGGCCGAGTGCTGGCGAAGTGGCGCAGCCCTGGGAACTTTTCTGCTGCCCTGGTGAAGTCGGTCTGCGAATCGTTCGTTAACGGCCAGGTAGACGTGGACATAGACCTGGCAAACAGCACGGTACTGATTAAGTTCGTCGGCCCCCTGGGTGTTCCCGAAAAGATGGCCGACGTAGAAGCTGCCATAGATAATATCATTCATGCTCATTTGGGCTGGTCGTACAGCTTCCGGTATCTGCTGGTCAGCGAAGTGCATGGCGTCATGACCTACGCGGAACTTCAGCAGCTGACGTATAACTACTTCGCGCCATTCACGGCGGACATTTAGGAATGAGGGGGTAAGCATATGCCGAAATATACGCCGAAACTGGGACTGTATTACGTAGAGGGTTCGGACCCCGCAGACGGCGACCTGACGGTAAACCTTGACTTGATTCTGCGGGATAACTGGGTAAAGATCGACGCACTTTTCCATGAATCGACCGGCCACAAGCACGACGGCACGGCTGGGAACGGCCCGAAGCTGACCAGCGCGGCGTTCGAAGCCGGGGCCGTGACGGACACAGCTATCGGCAACCGGACCATCGACGACACGGTAACCGCAGCTGCAGGGGCCGATACACCGACCAGACTGTGGAGCAAACTGGCCTACATGATTAAGGCCATTACCGGTAAGGCAAACTGGTACACCGCGCCCGCGACGACGCTGGAAGCGGCGGCAAACCATGCCAACGCTACCACCGGCGTGCACGGCGCGACATCCGCAGCGACGGCAAACCGCTTAGCTATTCGGGACGCGAACGGTAATATGTCGGTCGGGAATGCGTCTGCCGATGGCCATGCGCTGAACCGCGTAACCGCAGATGGACGGTACGTCGGGCGCAGAGTATTGACCCTGACCGCTGGCACGTATAACGACCTTGACGTATCGAATTACGACGTTGTGGACTGCCAGACCGACGGCGGCGACATTATCATTAACAACGTCATCTTTCCTGCCGGTTACGGAAATCGGGTTCGTTTCGTAAAAACGCGGGCCGCGAATAACCTTATCTTCAAGTACAACCCGGATAAGGGCATGTACACCAACTGCCAAAAAGACCTGACCTTATCAGCAGTGGACCGCTACGGCATGATCGAAGCGCAGATTTTTTCGAACGTATGCTACGCTTCGATCATGACGTGGAACGCTGACCAACTCGGCGGAATACCGGCGGAAAGGTTTATCTACGGAGATAACCATCGAGGGACTCTTAACTATGCAGGCGACCTAAATAACATTCTGAAAAGCGGTTTCTACTTCGCAACCACCGGACATACGAACAGCCCGACGGGAGGAAATGGTTTTTTCACTCATATTAATGGTCCGGGGAATGATCTTCACGCATTTCAGTTGTTCATGGAGAACTATACGCAACGATTATCCTTCCGCAGGAAATCAGGCGGTACGTGGAATAATTGGGCTGATGTATGGCATAACGAAAATTTGCCGTATGAGACCGGCACGTTTACGCCCGAATTGAATTTTGGCGGAGCATCTACCGGCATCACATATACCACCCGTACCGGACGATATACGCGAATCGGTAATGTCGTCTATTGGGCGGTGCACATAGCATTAACCTCAAAAGGAACCGCAACCGGGGCTGCTACGATTGCCGGGCTTCCTTTTACATCTATAAACTCCGCGCCTAATGCGACATCGGCTGTCGGTCTGGCCGAAAACATTACTCTCCCCGAAGGGGCAGACTGGGCATGCGGGGTCATTTTCAACAATTCCACGGAAATCACTTTACGGGCATCTGGGAATATTTCGAATATTAACCTTACGAATACGAATTTCGCAAACAATAGCGGGCTTCGCATGGAAGGATTCTACTACATTTAACGGAGGGATCATCATATGACCGATACAATCGAAAAAATCACGTTGGACATGCTGACACCGGAAAGCGTCAGCGTCAAGCGGCAGCAGTACGTCGATGTCAACGGCATCGAACACCCGATTGGTGAGCCGTGGCGCCGCGCCTACGTGAACAACACAACCGGACGGGCCGCTGTTGAAGCGGACCTGCCGGAAGCATACAAAAGCGCGGTTTTCGCGGTTTGGGGAAACGAACCAACGATCACAGAATCTACCGAATAGCCGACGAAATCAGCCGAAATAAGGCCCTGCTAACCTGGCAGGGCCTTTAGTTTGGGGGGAAATACGTGGCAATCAATAACATTCCGCAGCCCGAAGAATACGGAGAGCATATCGCCCGATTGAATGCCGAAAGCCTGGAATATCGTCGGCGCATGGAACGCCTGGAAGAAAACTACAAGCGATTGGATAACCAGCTGCAAACCTTGCAAAACAACCAAACGAAAACCCATACCCTGGTCGAAACCGTCGTTACGCGCTTCGATGGATTCGAAAGCCGTATCCTTGCGATATTCGCACAAATGACAGCAGACAGCGCGAAGCTGCTGCAAAGCATGACGAAGCAGAGCGGCCAGGCGACCCAGGGCTGGCAGAAAACCGTCGTCGAAGTGATAAAACTTACTGTCGCCGCTTTAGTCGGATACCTGATTACGCGGGGTGGGGGTATGTCATGACCTTTCAAATCGTTTGGCGCGGAAACGAGCATACGAACAGCAGCAGCCGCGACGGGCACGTACCCATCGGGATATGCAACCATATCAGCGCGGGCAGCATGTCCAGTATGCGTAGCTGGTTCACCAGCCCCAACAACACCGTAAGCAGCGCGCATTACGGAATCAGCAAGACGGGCGAAATCGACCAGTACGTGGACCTTCGCCGCATGGCCTGGACGCAGGGCATCACAGCCGACCAGCTGCAGTACGTTACGGCGCAGATCGTGAAGGATTACTGCTCCAGGGCTGGGCGCTTCGTCAACCCGAACAAGTTCCTGGTCGGCATCGAACACGAAGGCACGGACGGCAGGCTGACAGACGCGCAGCTGGAAGCGTCGATATGGCTACACGTCCATATCCGGGACGAGATCACGCGGATATGGGGCGAGAAATACCGGTTCCCGCTGAACAGCTATACCGTCGTCGGCCATTTTCAGATCGACCCGAAGCGCAAGCCTCTTTGTCCAGGACCGTACTTTCCCTGGGAGCAACTTTATACCGCATTGTGGGAGGCGGATAACATGACGAAAGACAACGAGCAGGATAAACGCATTGCAGCCCTGGAAGGCCGGGTAGCGGGCCTGGAAAAATCGCTGCAGCAGCTAGCCGCGCAGAGGGACATGGAAGCCCCGGCCTGGGCGAAGCCCGCGCTGGATTACTACGGGCAGTTCATCGACACAAAGACCGGCAGCCTGGACTTCTGGCGGACGCTGACCATCATGCACCGGCGCGAAGTCGGGCGTATCGTGGCGCCGGAAACCAAACCCGACGACCGGAAAGGAGGAGATTAACCTATGTCGAAAAAGCAGATCATGAAGCGGCTTAAAAATCCGCTGTTCCTGGCGGCTATGGCCGCAGCGGTTTACCAGGTGCTGCAAAAGTACGAAGTAGCCCCGGACATGGGGACCTGGCAGCTGTGGGTGGACCTTATCAGCTATGCGGTGCTAGGCTTCGGCATCTACAGCACGTTCGAAACGGCAGAAGACAAAAAGAAGAAGCCCGGCAGCGGTTAAACCTGCGCCGGGCCGTTTACCCCTTCGACTTTCCCCTGGGCTGCATAGCCTAGGGGGATTTTTTTAATTTTATGCTAAGGTTAGTATAAGCTTAGGTGACACGAATCATTTTTTTATTACGCTTTTTTGTGATAAAATGCTGAAATTACAACGGAAAGGGACTGATAGGCGGATGCGGATTTACGAACAGCGCATTAGCAGAGCCAGGGAAAAGCTAAACGAAGCCGTAAAAGCAGCTGACGCGGCAAACGAAGAATTAAACGCCCTGCTATCTCTTTGCGGTGGAAATCCCGAAACCGTTTACCAGGAAATCCGTACATTGCAGCAAGAGATTCAGGCAGACTTAGCCAAAATCGACGAAAGGATGATACCGAATGGCAATGCGTCTTAGGATTATCGCAGGCTGTAAATCCGTAAAGGGCAGGGAAGTCTACATAAGCCGTGGTAAAGAACCGCGAACGCTGAAATTCCGCACCGGTCTTTTTTCGTCGAAGACGCTGCCGGTCGAGTCGGTCGATTGGCTTCATGCCAGTACCCGCAGCGCGGGCAAAGCGGCAGCCGGGGCGATTATCGGGGGCGTACTTACGGGCGGCCTGGGCGCTATCGCCGGGGCCGCAATCGGGGGCCGGAAGAAGGACGCTTCGACAGCTGTAATTCGGTTCGCTGACGGCCAGCAGCTGCATGTCGTAGCCAGCGGCAAGGAATTCGAAAAATTACAGCGGTTATTGCATTGAATGTAATAAACTGTCAGCCAGGAAAGAAAAAATATATACTATATAATAAATAATAAATAATAAATAATAAATAATAAATAATAAATAATAAATAATATATAGTAATAGTATATATATAGTATAGTATATACTATTACTTTTCTTTTTGCCTGGTACACATAACGAAATATACATACAGCGCACACTTTCCGCCTGGGGGGTACTTGTTTGCCGACTTCCCAGGCTTTCGTTTTGTTTAGAAATAGTACCCCCCTCCTTCGGCGGCTGAATTATATATTTTTCTGCTGTTCATCACGATCAACACGTCTTTACTTCTTTATTTCTTTACTTTATTATGGTGATGACAGATAAAGCCGAGAATGCGAAAGGGGCATAGCCTATGGCTAGGGGTAAACGAATCGAAGGAAAGACGCTGACGGTCTACAGCACGAAGGTTACAACTGACTTTCGGGTGCTGCTGGATGCGCTGGCGAAAGCAAACGGCCCGGAATTCGGGCAGCGCGAACTGCTGGAAGACATGGCGAAGTATTACCTGGCTGCGAACCCGGAGAAGGCGGAGAAGGCCAGGACCTATCTGCAGGTGCTGGGATTCAGCGAAGACAAGATTAACGAATCCCTGGCCGTGAAGGCCGAGACGCCGGAGCCGCAGGCCGACGAGAAGCAGAAGGCGGCGTCCCGGACCGTGCTGACCGTACGCTACAAGGACAGCCCAAAAGTGCATCTGTACGAACCGCATAGTAAAAATTCGACCGGCTGCGGCCTGGCGGGCACCATTGACCCGGATACGATCATGGAGCAAAGTCCGGACGCTGTAACCTGCGGGAAGTGCCGCTACTGCCGGAAGGCGGTGTTTGCATGACGCGGGCTGCGACGTTTTCCGACGCTTACGGCAAAAAAGGGAAGATCGGGGCGCTGGTTTACCCCCGTACGCTGGATTATGGCCGCGACACGACCGACGAAGAACGCCGGGCGAAAGCGAAGCGTGTTACTGCGATATGGACCCAGGGCGCGGCGGGCACGAAGATTCAGCTGGAAGGGGAGCGGGTAGGCAGCCCGGCGAAAGCATACTGCATCCTGGAACAGCCGCCCGAAAGCGACGCATGGGAGACGCCAAAACTGTATGAGTAACTTAACCGAAGTCGGGCGCGAATACCTGGGCACGGCCAGCAGCTTCTGCCGCAGCTGTAAGGAAGTCGAGATTTTCGACCGGTTCCGTGTTACGCTCATGCACACCATAACGGAAGAAGTGGAAACCAGGGACGTACGCATATGCCAGGGCTGCGGCTATGAATCGGAAGGGGGCCGGTAGAGTGGGAAAGGACCCGGTAACTGAAGGACGTTTTTACAAAGGCGAGCAGGTAGCGCAGCAGGCGCTGCGGTTCGCCAGCAGCCAGGGCCTGGAAGTGCTGCACTACGACCCGGTGGCGGACACCTGGCAGCTGTCGGATGGCGAGATATACACCAGCGCCGCCGTCATGCGGTACAGCCTGGAACTTGCACAAAATTAGCGCAGCTTGAGGTGATTTTTTCGCCTAACGAAGCCCCGGAAACGGGGTTTTTTCTTTTTCTTCGAAACTAGTAAAGAAGTCTTGACTTCTGTTCACCAGTGAATTAGTATTATCTACAGTTAACGTTATCTACGGATAACACCATTCTATAGCCGACGGGCTTAAAACGGCAGGAGGGCACCATGAAAGCAGGAAAGACGCTTGTAGAACTGGCGAAGGAACTGGACCGGCAGAACGCCGCAAAGCGCGACTTCGTGCTGGACACGACGAACTTGCACATGACAACGAAAGACGGGGTGCTTAACCTGGACATCGTGAGCCAATCCAGCGGGGACACGTACATTAACCGTCTGGCGGTAAACGAGATCGCACACCGGCAGATCGGAACGCACCTGAATATCCCGGCCAAATACTACGACCGGATGCGCACGGAGTACCCGGAACTGCTGGCAGCAAACGTAAACGCCTGGTTCCAAAAGCAGCCGCAGCGTCGCATGGTTCGGACGCTGGACGGAACGGCGCGGGCGTTCCTTTCGGACCGCTACCGCCGCCTGGATAACTACGAGATCGCCAGCGCGGTCCTGCCGATCATCGGGGAAATGAAGGACGCCCGAATCGAAAGCTGCGAACTGACGGATTCGAAAATGTACATCAAAGTCGTTAACCCCAGGCTGGAAGCCGAAGTGCAGAAGGGCGACATCGTGCAGGCGGGCATTCTGATTACGAACAGCGAAGTAGGCCTGGGGGCGGTTCACGTTCAGCCGCTGCTGTTCCGCCTGGTGTGCTTGAACGGCATGGTAGTAAACGACCTGGGGCAGCGCCGGTATCATGTTGGCCGCGCGAACCACAGCGACGAAATGTACGAACTGTACCGGGACGAAACGCTGGAAGCCGACGACCGCGCATTCCTCATGAAGCTGCAGGACACGGTACGCACCGCTGTAGACGAAGCGAAGTTCCAGTTGGCCGTGGACCGCATGAAGGCGGCGCTGGAAGTGCCGGTTACGGGGGCCGTAACCGATGTCGTCGAACTGACGGCGAAGAAATGGAACCTTAACAAGTCGGAGCAGGACAGCGTACTGACTCATCTTATCAAAGGCGGCGACTTGTCGCTGTTCGGACTCGCTAACGCCGTGACGCGGGCGGCCCAGGACGTGGAAAGCTACGACCGGTCTACGGAACTTGAAAGCCTGGGCTGGGACATCCTGAATGTCACCCGGAAGGAGTGGGCCGAACTGAACCAGGAGGTAAAGCGGTGAAAACGAACGTACAACGAATCGCCTATTACACCAGGAAGGCCGCCGCCTACAGCCGAAACAAACGGCCTGGCCGGTTCGAACGCCTGATGCAGTACAAGGCGGCGCTGAACGCCCGCCTGGAAGCCGAACGGCTGCGGCCCATATGGTAAGGCGAAAGGAAGCCCCGGTAGCGGGGCTTTTTTCTTTTCGCCCGGATGCTTATAATAGGAACAAACGTTCCTATGGAGGGGTAGGCATTGAACAAGCTGACACCAGGCAGTAACATGTTATGGGAGGGCAGCCGGATAATTTTACCGGAGCATAAGGAAGCCTTGCTGCGGCACCGGGAGAGCAGGAACAAAAAGACCCGGCAGCTGCTGGACGACCAGGCGCAAGAGGAAATAAACCGCGCGCTGCAGGAAGCGCTGCAGACAGGGAAAATCATAGAAATTGTCGAATTCAATGAGTACCAGGACCAGGCTTATACCGGCCTGGCTACGCGCTTCGACGCAGCTGCCCGGCGGATAAGGCTTGAAACGTCCGAAGGGGTAAAATGGATTCCGCTGGACGACATTATCAGCGCCAGGCTGTAAATATGAAATTTCATGATTCTGTACCATGTTTAATTAAAATCCGCCTCCGCACCCACGAGAACATCGGTTCCGGACCGATTCATCTGCCCGAGGAAGAACTGCATACGAGCGGCTATTGGTTCTCGTTCAGCGAGGAGGCGGCG